AAGAACCTACGAACCTTTGATTTATCCCAATTCCAACGATTAGCCCAACTTTCAAAAGATAAAATACTTTCACCTCTTTTAACTTCGTATAGCTTGCCTTTAATGATTACTTTATTATCTAAATAATTAACAGTAATTAGAATATCGTACCATGCTTCAAGTTTGCTATATGTACGTTTTTCAGAATATAACCAATGACTGGTTATACTTCTATGTATTTTAATCCAACCGCTCATATTAAAAATTTTCTTCTGTCATTTTATAACCGTATTCGCATTTGAATTCAATTCCATTTATAGTATAATTATATGTATATAATTCAACTATTAAATCTGCATTACAAATCAAATCAGGTAAATAACATACTGAAGATTCCAAATCTATACTTTTTCCTATCAAAGTAATTTTATAAGTGTAAAAATGGTCTTGAAAATTTCTATTGTCTAAGTATCTTTTGATTCCTTTTAAATATCTAACAGCTTGCATAAAAGCGCTAACAGATATTTTATCATTTTTTAACTCAATTACTTCAATTACGCCTTCTTGAATTAAAATATTTCTATTATTCTCATAAATAAAAATAGGTTTTTTAAAATGCACTAAATCACTAATTCCATAATTACCAATTCGTAATTGTCTTTTTAATTTACCGTCTAATAATAAACCTCTTTCTGATAAAACCTCTTTATCAGATTCCCAAATGATTTGTTCTAAATCCTTTTCTAAAAATTTCATACATTCCGTATTTTTAAACATAAAAAAAACCCAATCAAGTCCGCTGGAGTCTCACGTCAGCTTCGTTGAAAGGGTTAATAACTTCTTAAGGTTAACTATGTTTGAGACTCTAACCGTTCGCAAATATAAGAATTATTTAATCATATTCTTCATTTACTCCAGATATTTTTACAATTTTTAACTTTATAAACTTTCTTCGCATCTTTACGTAGAATTTAGATAGCTTTAACCTTGTTTTGTTTCTTCTTATTTTCATTTTAAAGTGTATTATATGGCACTAAATAGTAATAAAATCTTTAGGTTGGTGTTCGTATTCGTTGTTTTTAATTCGTCTAACAATAGTCGTTAAATCCGTTGTGTTACGCGCGTTTAATACTTCAGTGAATATATTACGTTTCATTTCTATTAAGGGCGTGAATATGTCTAATTCCTTTTGAATGTACATTTTGTAAACTACGTCGTTGCTAAATATAAACCCGTTGTGTGTGTTTATCGAATGTATAATAGTCGCGTGTGTGCGGTTAAATATGTCTCCTATTGCCTGGAGGGTTAAACCTTGTTTGTGTAATAAATTGCATAAAAACATTCTACGGTAAACATACTCACGGTTTCGTGTTTTCATATCTAAATTATTTTCCTTTATGTATTCAATTATTTTTTCTTTCATCTTGTATAATTCCAATTGTTATTAATATTAATCCCACTGTAAACATCAGTAGCGCCATTTTTACTTCTTCGCTCATTTTACTTATTTATTTCAGTTAATACTTTGTCGTAAAAATCAATCACATTTGCATTTTGCCATGAATTAATTTTAAGTGCCTCAATTACTTCTTGCACCGCTAATATTGCGCATTTTTCAGCTTCGTATTTTGATATTGAATTTTCCAACGTTATACTAAATAAATCATAATATTTAGTTATTAAAATTTCTGCTAATTGCTTTTCCATTATTTTAATTCTATTTGTTTAATTACTTCATTCCAGTATTCTTTTTTGTCGAAAGGGACAAGGGCATGGATTGCATGCGCTGAATTTAACGCTTCGTGTTTTGCGGCTTCTAATCCATGAAGATACATTGCGTTTTTGTATATATCCGCGGCTTTTTCTTTTGTACTCATTCTATTATGATTTAAAGGTTTTCTATTTCTTGTTTTACTTCGTTCCAATATTCAAATGCCATTAAATTATTAGGTGCTTTTTCAATTGAAGTTAATTGATTAATTATCTCATTGACTGCTATTATTGCACATTGTTTGTGTCTATGAACGTTTGTATTAATATAACCATACTCGTCAGTTGCAAGTGACATTTCATATACTAACTCTTTTGCTTTTTCTTTTGGTATCATTCTATTCTGATTTAAATGTTTCGTTGTAGTATTGTTCAAATGATTCACAAGTTACTGCTATATTCCATAATTCAATCATCTGCTCTTTCTCCATTTCTTTGGCTTTATTAAACTCATTGTATAATTTTAAATCTACCCCATGATTGTTTTTAAGTTCGTTAACTAACCATTCTACTGCTGTTTTCATATTTCTTTTAATTTTAATTTTACTTCTTTTAACGCCTGAAGGTAACCCGCCCGCCATCGCTTTTCTATTTTTACTTTTTGCATGAATTTTTCCGTTTTTTCAATGCCTATTAAAACACGGTCTAAATTATTCTTTTCTTTCAGGGTCATAATCGTTATTTATTTTAAGTCCATACGCTAAATCAAACCAGTTAAATTCGCTTTCTGCTTTTGTCTTATACATTCTAAACCGCTTGGTGCATTCTTTTAAAAACCATTGTTTCCATTCTTCGCGCATTTCTTCAGTCATGCAATAAGTAGCAAACCAGTTCTTTTCCCAAACAATACTTTCTTCGTGTTTCGCTATTTCTATCATTTTATAAATTGCGTCCCATGCAAATTGTTCGTTTTTGTCTTTATAGGTTTTTTTCATGTTTTATTTTTATGATTTTTAAATATAATTCTTCGTTAAATGTACCTCTAATTTCGTTTGTTTTTAGTTTTTTATTCCAAGCCCTAATTAAAAATGCTAAAGGAATTCGTTTTAATGGCGTTTTCATGCGTTCTAACGTTAAAATATTACTCCTAAGTATGTGAGTGTCACAACTACGCCTAAAATGCTTAAAAACGCATAAAACATTTCTTTAAAAGTTTGTTCAGTATTCATAACGATTCAAGTTTATTTTTATAATTATTTAATCTTACCATTGCTTTTTGACACAATTCAATTCTCTTTTCAAATTTACGCGCTAAATTATCCAAGTAACCTAACTTACATTTGTTTGCCATATCCTGAAATATAGAAACACGCATTGCAAAGCCGTCTAACATATCTTCAATTTGACCAACTTTATAATCAACCTCTTCAGCATTTACTACTTTTCCATCTTCGCAGTAAGTACAGTCGTAACTTTCATTTCTTCGCGGGTCTCCGTCGCAAGTGTCATTATAAACGTTGTACCCGTACCCGTCGCAGTTTTCACAGTCTTTAAAAAATTTTTCCATTGTTTTTGTTTTTAAGTTTAACCCAGTGTCACTATTCTAAAATATTGAATGATTAAATTTCTTTAATTCATAATCTGAAGAAACTCTTTTGATTGAATTTTTTGTTGTTTTCTTCCATACGTAAGACTTAACTCCATTGCCTTCAATTAACCAACAATCGTTTTCTGTTTCAGAAGTATGCTCACCTACGACAAATGCCTCAAAACCATTTGAAGTTCTGTATATCATTTTACTTCTATCAACTTGTTTAATAGTTGGTTTATAAATTTCGTTTGCTATTGTCCATTTGTTGCTCATCATAATTTCTTTCCTTAAATGTTATATGCAAATATAAAGCGACTATTTGAATTATAAACAATTTTATCTACAAATTACGTATTTTTTACGTAGAACTACGTAGACAATTTTAAAATCTCTAAGTATAACTACGTAGAAAAAAGACACAAAAAAACCCGCTTATCGCTAAACGGGTCTAAAAACAAAGTAATGAACTGCTAATTTACAAAGGAAATTTGGAACTATCTATTATTTTTTTCCAAACTTGTTTACCATTTGACGTTTCACAATGTAAATATATGTTTAATATGCGACCGCCTACGGGTTTTGGTGGCGCACCGCGCTCTACGTGCCAACCCATAAAGCCTTCGCCGTATTCCTCTTTATACGTTCCAGTAATTGCCATGTGAATAGGTTTTAATTCAATTTTAATTTGACCGCCTTCCGTGTTTAAATCTTCTCTTACGTCGTTACGCGCTGCGTTTTCGTGTATATGTCCCATCGTAAACACGTCGAACCCTTCAGCAAGTTCTAAAGCCCGTGTTAAATTCAAAGCACCTTTAGTAACCACACCGCCACCGCCCGAACCATGGTAATATTTTATTTTAGTAGTGTATTTAGCTTGACTGTTTTCGCTTGGATTAACGGTTAAAACTAACCACCCACCGTAACCACCTGTAATTACATTGGACTTACATTTATAATTTAGTAAATCTACAAATCTTTGTAAAGGGTCTGTTTCTACATTTCTAATTATACCCGTTTCATGGTTACCATATCCAATTACTGTTAGTATATGCGCATAAGGGGCGAACCAATCTACCGCAGTTTCTATAACTACGTCTAAATAGTTAGCCGTATTGTGTTCGGGTCTAATATCTTTTTTACTTCTACGTGGGTCGAACTTACCTTGCATTAAACAGAAAGTATCACCGTTTAACATAACTTTAATGTTATTCTCTAAACAGTAATCTAAGTGCTTTTTTAATAGTTCCCTATCACATTTTGGATTGTCCCAGTGTAAATCGCTTAGTAAAGCTAATTGTGTGTGTTTACCTACTAAATTAATTTTAGCTATGTTTTTAGAAATCTTCTCTACCATGTTTTATTATTAAGTATAAGCAAATGAAACCCACTACGAACCCTAAAAGGAACGGTGTAAAATTAATTGGTTCGTGTTTTAATTGTGTTTTAACGCTATTAGACGCGTTTAATGTAGTGTATAAATAATCTACTTCGTTTCTCATTTAAAACGTCGTAAAACTACCTTAGAAATGATTTTACCTATCCATTTTAATAAACCAGTTTCAGCGTTTAAAGTTACTTGTACGCCTTCAGCATCTTTTTTAATGTCAATATCTAACTTTTTGCCGTCGTATTTGAACTCTTTTTTGTCCTTATGGTTATGTATTTCTACGTCGATGTTTTTAGTGTCTACGTTTACGTCTAAATCTTTGCCGTCTTTAGAAACTTTTACTTTTGTTTCTCCAATTTCTAAATCTACTTTTACTTTCTTTGCCATTTTAAAATTCATTAATTAAACATATTGAAACACTTGGGTATAATTTACCCATCGCTACTACTTTTTCATAATCAGAATTGTTATTTAATACTAAACACCCTTCAGACCAACCGCCAATTTTAGTAGAAACTTGTTTAGAACCTTGGTTATAAGTCGAACCGTGAATATTCATATTAATTAAATCCCTTTTTACCTCGGTTGTTGGGTTCGTTTTAAGGTCGTTTGTAAAGTCACGTCTATACGGAATACCTTTTACTTGCCGTAACGCTGGCATTTTGCCTCTATGCAAGCCGTAAGCGTAAGAATCGTAATACCATGCGCCCGCTTCCATTACCGCAGTACCTTTATTTCCTTTATTCGTAGTACACGAAGTAACAAATTGAAACGTATTAAACTTAAATACATAACATTTATCGTCGAAAATATCGTTCCCGTCTTCATTTGACCTTATAAACAATAACCAAAGGTGGGGCGGTAACGTTTTGAACGTGTCTAAAGTCATTACTTTGTCAAGTAATTGTTTATCCGTGTAACTTTTTACGTTTGACATATTTAAATTTTTCAGGTAAAGTTGCGTAAATATTATTCCTATTATTAAATTCAGTATCTATTAAAGTTGTTTTACTTTCTAAACAGTTAAATAACCGCGCTTTTAAATCTTGAACTTCAAAATGTGTGTAACTTAGCCATAAAGCCAAAACACCCATTGCACCGTGTTTTTTAATAATAGTTAAAAATTGGTTTATTGGTGTCATGCTTCAAAAGGTGGGGGTGTTGGTTTTGGTTCGTATGGTATCAAGTCAAGGTCTTTTACCCAAAGATAGTCAGGATTAACACATTGCTCCATTTCCTCTACTGAAATAATCCAGTTATCATTCAAGTCCTGAATAGGGTTGAAATAAGAATCAGGTGCATACCATTGACCCACTATCTCATTCTTTTGTAGCTCTGTCAAAAGTCCTACATAAGTCAACCTTTCTTCTGCTGTTAGTTGTGTTAGTTTCATACTTGACGTCCTAAAGTTGTTTGAAATGCTTGTACGGCTGTTGTTAAATTGTCTACTTCAGCTTGTGTTAAATAATCAGCCATAAATGTTAAAGCCTGTTGCCTATTTGAATAAAAAGCTGGGTTTGAAGCGGGTAATAATGGTGCATTGTTAATTGCTCCTAAAAAAATATTTTTTGATGCATAATTATTAAGTACTGTCCTTGTTTGTGTATTATTAACTGTTTGGGATACTCTTATATGTAAATTTTGTTCCGTTGTGTTACCACGTGTAATAACGTAAAAACCGCTTGAATTTGTATTTGTTATTAATGTACTTGCTGTATTTCCAATAGCTGAATAATATAATCGGCTGGATGAACCCCTTGCAAATAATAGAACGCCTTCTTGTGAAAAAGTACCAAAACCTTGACCAAAATCATACCCATCAATAATAGTATTATTTCTAAAATAAGAACCTATTGAAAGATTAGATGCTGAGGTAAAATTATTAATATTAAATTTAGTATCTGCAAACGCATTTGTTCCATTTGGTAAAACTCCATTAACTGAATGAGTCCATCCGCCACTAAATACTAATCTAAATGCAGCATCTAAGTCTCGAGGGTCTTTCAAGTTAAATTTATGTTGTGAAGCTGTAGAACCTACAAAAGGATACAAAGCCTTCATTTTTGACCAAATAGAATACCCTTTTAAATCAGTTACTAAAGTATTAATAGCCGCTTTTTGAGTTTCATTGGTTATTGCCGCAGCCGTTATAAAAGCAGCCGCGTCTGAATCTGTTGTAACTCCTACAATATCTGTTAAACCCGCCCAACTTGTAGCATGAGTAGAACCCCAACCTATTGCGTTGTTTGCGCCTTGCCCCCAACCTATTGCGTTGTTTGCCGCGCCATCTCCCCAATTGTTACTATTTGCCATCTTTCTTACTTAATTTGGTTAAATAAATCTTTAACTTCTTTACGTTTTCGTCTTTTGGTTTGTACTTCTTTATATGAACCATCCCGTGTAATTGTTTTGTGTATCTGGAAACATATCCCCGTTTGCGTTTGTATTGTATTCAGGAAATAAAGAAATGTTAAAATTTATGTAATCTATCATTCTTTCGGTGTAATGCTGCGCAATACTTCTTTCTTTTTCTACTAAATAATCTACTTCGTTTTTTTCTACGTTTGTAGAATTTTCTGAATTATGTTTGTACACCCCTTTATTAGCTATTGTGTAAGCCGCAAAAGGTAAATATTCTACCATAGCCCAGTGTATAAGCATAGGCTTTACATAATCCACAACTAAATCTAAATAGTCACCGCTTAAGGTATCGTCTATAATATCGTCTTTTATTCTTTCAAGTAAACGTGTACCTAAATAATTTTGTATATGAATATCCTGTGCAACTTTAACCCACTGAATAAAATTATCCGTGTCTACATTACCGTTTAATGCAGTGAATTTAACAATGTCGTTTCGTGTTACTAATAATGCTTCAGCCATTTTACTCTATATTTTCTTTTAACATACGTCCACCCGTATTTGGGTTATTAGGGCTAAATCCTTTTAACGGTAAATTATTTGGGTAAATACTTACTTCGTATGGGTTTGTAACTTTATATCCTTTTATTTCAGCCGCACGCGTTCCTATTTCTTCATATCCTTTTTCGATAGCGTTTAAATCTAACATAAACGTTACTCTACTCCATTTGTGTTTACATTGCGCACCGCCTTTAAATCTAAATATGTCGTATGTATTCGCGCCAAATTCACCCCAACCCGCGTTAACGGCTCTTCTACTCATTGCGTCGATATCTTCTTTTCTAAATTGTCTATCTTCTTTTGCCATCATTGCTTTACAAAATGCTCTTTCAGGTGTTTTATTTCCCGTGTATTTGTAACGTACTTTAAAATATTTTAAGTCACTTACTTTTTTATCTTGTACGCTCTTTAATTTCGGTTGTGGGTTACCAGTTTGTACCAAGTTAATTAAGCGGCTTAAAAGCGTTGTTTTAGGCTCTAAATCGGTTTCAGCTTTAATTAATTGTAGGTCTAATTCTTCGTCTGTTTCCGTAGCTTCTCTTTCGTCTACCATTATCCAATTTTCGTCTAATTGGTTTGCGTCTACTTCAACTAATATTTCTTCTAATTCCGTGTTTGCTTTGCTTAATTCCGTTCCCGTTTCTTCAGCAACTTGTTCTTCGGTTTGTGTGTTTTCTAAGTCTACAAATTCTAAAGGTTGTAAAGTCTTAAAGAATAACTTTAAACTTATTCCGTTGTATCCTAAAATAGTATTGAAAGCGTCCAGTAATTCCTCCTGAAGTGGACGTATAACCATATTATCGAACAAAATACTTGAATTTTTTAATTCATCAGCATTCGAACTAAATCCACTTGAATTTGCAATACCAAATAATAACGGGCTTGTTACGTTATGTCCTAACATTATTTTACGTAAACATTCTTCGCTTAAAAAAGTATAATGGTCGGGCGCGTCGTTTAACGGTACTGAATCAATAGTAGTTTTACTTTCTTGGTTTTGATTAAAAGCAACTATTACTTTTTGTCCCCTCGAACCAGTTAGTTTGCTTATTACTTTACTTGAAATAATTTCTTGTTGTTCGGGCGTTGCCAAACCATTATTAAAGTTAATTACAGATGTGGGCGCAAAACCGTTCTTAACTTCGTTAATTAAATAATCCGCTATTTCTTCTTCTAATACGGCATACGGCAACGCACCTTGGTAATCAGGATAAGCGTAATACTTCATTCCAACCGAATAAGGCTTACAAAATAATATTTCTATTTGTTCGTTTGAAAAACCAAATGCGGGTATTCTTTTAGGTGCATATTTTCTAACGTCTAACCAATTATCGGAATAGTAATAACCTTCTATTTCACCGTCTTTATTACACTTTTCAGCGCGTAATAAATTAACGGGCATGTGATAAGCCTTTAGTATTTTTTTACGGTCTTTAGAATAATGTACTTGAATAGCAAACTGTCCTAACATTTTACGGTCTAAAACCATTTTACGTACACAGTCCTTATTGAATAAAGACATCATTTGAGCGTATTCGTTAGGCTTTCTCGAAGCGTCTATTGCACTTAAACCACGTCCGTAAACTAATCTATTAATATTGTTTATTATGGCGTTATTCGTTGTGCTATTCGTGTATCTATCAATTAAAAAAGCGTAGTAATTATTATCTTCGCCAAATTCCACCCAATTATCTCTTTTAGATTCCTGAATAGTTGGCGTTGTATATGCGCTTAAATTTAAAACGTGTAAGTTATTCATAAACTATAAATTCATTTGTTGTACTGTTTGAAACATATTGACCGTTGTTTACGGAAAATGTAACTACGCTTTGGTCAGTACAAAAGATTCTGTCTCGGTAAACAATCGTAGAACCGTCTTTAATTACTAAATTGTAAAAATGATTTTCAACTAAACTAAATTCAGCTTCTAACGTATTGTAATAATCCCCTTCCGTAAACGTATAAGGTGTTATTGCTACTGTTTGGTTTGTTTGGTCGTCTGTAATTTCTACAGTATCAAAAACTAAAACACGCGGTATAAACACGAATGTTTGTGGCGTTGTATCAGTAGTTAATATAATCATATCTATATAACTAATTATTACGCGTTTTGTACCCAAATAAAAAACCCGCCTATTTCTAAGCGGGTTACTATGCAAGTAAATTCTATTACGAAGTAACTATTGTAGCGTCTACAGTACCGTCGTTAAATACCTCAACTAAAGTAGCTTCCGAAGTACAATCTAAGAAATTAGCTGGTATTTTTTCCATTCCAGTAAAAGTCAAATTGTATCCGTTAAAGTCACCCATTGCAGTTCCTGAAGATACGTTACCCGCAGTTACGTCACATCCTTGGTCTAATCCCGCCAAGAAAAATTGGTGGTCACGTGTTTCAACTACAATTCTTGGACGTCCGTATGCTAACATTTTAACGTTTTTGTGTGTAGCAATATCTTGTTTTTTCAATTGTACTGTTAATACTTGTTCGAAAAATGTAGTACCGTTGTCACGTGACGTTTGAATAGTTTGTTCAAATCCGTTAGCACCCTTTAATTCGTATTTGTAAAGGTTTAAAGGCGCGTCAGGAACCCAAGTATTAATAACGTCTGAATTTCCCGTAGTACCGTATGTAATGCCGTCAATTGTTAAATCTCCGTAGTTAATAAAGTAAATGTTTAAAAGTCCTGAAATCGCATCTTTGCACGCTTCTAACCTTCCGTTTGCTATATCGCAGCTCATAATTATATTTTTTTAATGTTTAACAAAAAAAAGGGTGGCGTATATTGCACCACCCTTTGTATTAGTTTATAGTAAATTAGTTCGCTGAATTTGTAATCCCGTATGTTACCATATCTTCAACAGCTCCGTAAATTGCACCCGCAGCCATTCTCATGATTACACGTACATTCATAGAACCGTCCAAATCAGCCATATCCAAAACTCTTACTTCGTTCAAATCTGAAAGTAAAGAAGTTCCAAAGAATAGGTTGTCAGTAGTAGTAGCAATTGCAGTGTTTGCAGCTAATCCGTTAGCCATAAAGATAGAAATACCGTCGAAAGACAAAGCTCCGTTAGTGTACCATTGTGTACCCAAGTTATTTGTACCGTTAGCTCCTAATCCTGAAGCACCAAACCCGCCTAATGCACGAACGTAAGCTTTAGCAATGTTTTGAGAAACATAAATTTTCAACCCTTCTTTTCCGTACAATGCAGCAGGAATAGCATCAGCAATTTTACCCATTTCAGTAATTACGTTAGCAGCCGTTACAGTAGTTCCAGTAACTTCTTGAGCCGTTGGTAAAGCAGCATCCAAAGCAACTAAAGTAGAAATACCGTTATACTCACCCGCGTTAGCAGCAGCACCAACCCAAAGGTTAGTTTCATTTTTAGCAGCAACTTTAGCGGCAACGTGTGCTATTAAGAAATCTGCAAATGATTTAGGCAATACGTCGAATGCACTATAACCCATTTCAGCAGCTTGCCATGTAGAATGGAAATCTTTTTTACACAATTGTAGGTTAACTTGTAAATCTTTTACAGTTAAAACTCTTTCAGTTAAAGTAACTGTACTTGTAGCGTCAAAGTCACATGTAGCATTTTTCAAAATGGCATCAGTACCCACTTTTTGAATTACTTGTTTGTACTTTACGTTAGGTAAAACCGTTACCCCACCTTGTTCGATTGTTGGCGCGCTTAATAAAGCCGCAGCCACGTACTTACCTGCGAACTCACCAGCATAAGTAGTTGTAATTGATGTTGTTGTTGCCATCTTTTTTTGTTTTTAAATTATTATGAATTTATTTTTTCTATTATAGAATCCATTAAGGATTTTGAACGGTTTTGTCCAAACTTAAATGCGTGTACTTCGTTCGTGTTTTCAGGGTTATGAGTAATAGGTTTACTTTCTTCTTCAATAGAAAGTGTAACTTCTTCTTTAACCTCTTTCAATTTGCTTAATTCAGCTTTCAAAGTTTCGTTTTCAGTTTTCAACGCTTCAATTTCTGCGAAGAAAGTTTCTTTAACTACGCTTTCAATTGTTTTCTTTGGTGCGCTTTTTTCCGTTTCCATTTCTTGTTTAGCTTCAGCGGGCATTTCTTCAGGTGCTTCTTCTACTTCTACTTCTTCTTCGGTTTCCATTTCTTTAACCTCGGAAATCATTCCTTCTTCTACTACTACCAAAACACGACCGTCTTCTAATTCGTATTCTCCAATTGGTAAAGGTATTCTTTGGTCGTCTTCAGTTAAAATAACTATTTCCATTCCTGTTTCAAAAGAATCCGCTTCTAAGATTGTTACACCGTCCGCAAGTTTCATTTGTTCTAAACTTACTTCCATTCCAAGTAAAGTTTTGATTTTGTTTATTAGGTTGTTTTTCATTTTTGTTTATTTATATTGAATTTAAATTACTTATAAGTTTTTCAATTGCTTTTATATTTTCCTTTACTTGAGCTATTCCGTTTTGAACTTCTGTTTGTGGATTTTCTATTCCTAAATCTTTTATTTGCTTTACGAAATTTTGAAACTTAACAAGTAGTTCTTTATTTAATTTTAAAGATATTGCCGCGGGGTTTTTAGCGGCATTTGCTAAATCAATAGCTTTAATAGCTCCAGCGTTTGCTGTTATTAATTCTTTTTCAATGTCTTGTAAAATACCTAATTCAATTTCATGAGTAGAAAGCTTAGTTTCTTCTTCAGCAATTCTATTAAAAACGGATTTTAATGTATTCATAACTTATTAACTTTTGATTATTTATTTTGTTCCTTTTTTATCCGTTGCCGTTTTCTATTACCCTAACTTCGTTCGTGTTTACAACGTTGCTTATTCCTTGGCTTACTAACGCTCCTACTCCTTGTTCGTGTAAGTCACCGTTACAACATTTTTTAGAATATTTGCCGTCTTTACATAGGCATCCACGTTTACCGCCACGTGGACTTGATTTACTTGTTTCGTTCATGCTTATTTATTAAGTCTATTAATTTTTCTATCATTATTTCTTCTTCAGTTTGTAAACTCATTTCGTATTTGTCTACAAAGTAACCTTCAATTGAAAAGCCTTTAACGTCACCCGCTTTAACCTTGCTCCAAATTTCGTCGTTGTTTACTTTCATGGAAATCATCCAAGTTCCCTTTGGTAAATTAAAGTTATATAATCGGCTTTTATCCGTTTTTTCGTCTTCAATTATCCAACTTTCAACAACGGACATACCCTCTAACATTTTCTTTTCGTGTTCTAAGGTTGCATTGTTTTGGTTTGAGCGCATTAAAAAAAGTTCGCTTGCTTTTCTAACAGTGTCTTCGCTAAAGAATATGTAAAATTCTTTGTCCTTAACACGTCTGTAAATTTGTTTATTAGGTACTAAAGCCGCACCCATTAAAATACGTTTCTCAGTGTCAACCTCTTTTAGTTCTACTTCGTGTTTGTTTAACGCTACAAAGTTTTCTTCAATAGCGGGACTTTCAACAACTGAAACGGCGTTTATTCCAGTTTCTAATTTTGTTTCGTCTATTAGTAGTTCTATAATTTCCATCTTTGCCATAACTATTTAACTTAAAGTGTTGCGTTTTGTACCCTATTTCTATCTAACGATTGCGCAGTAGTTACTTCGCCGCTTACTACGTAGGCTTGTACGGGTTGTTGTTGTAATTGCGCTAATTGATTAATTCCGTTGTTTCCTACTACGTTAAATTGTGGTGTCATTGTAGCAGCCGCACCGCCACCACCTGAAGCACCACCGCCGCCACCTGAAGCACCGCCGCCTTCAAACTTTTGAGACGCAATTTTTTTAACGTTTAATAAACCCGCCGTAATAACCGCAGCCATTGCAATAAAGTTAAACGGGGCGGGACTATCTTTTAACGCACTTGAAGCCGCTTTGTAAGTATCCATTGTAGCACCCGCAATATTAACCGCCTTTTGTATTTGAAACGCTTTCTTTTGTTGTGCTTTACTTTTACCCGCGAATAATTCAGTAACGTTAGAAATAACTTGCAACGTGTCTTTAGCCGCTTTAAAACGCAAATCATTTAACCTTTGTTGGTTTGCTAATATTTCTTCATTCGTCTTTTTGTCTAATTCAATTTTTTTAGCCGCGGCTTCTATTTCAATGTCACCTTCTTTTAATTTTGAAGCTATTAAATTTTCTATATTAAAGTCACGCGCTTTTATTTGTTGTGCAGTATCTTTTTCATAAATCTTTTTTCTATCCGCTTCGTAGGTAGTGTCTATTGAAGCTAATAGTTTATTATAATCTTCTTTTTTTAATACGCCCTCTTTAAATTGTTTTTCGGCATCTTCTTTTTCACGTTTACGTTTTTCATTTAACAAAGCCATTTCTTTGTCAAACCCATCTTCTAAAATACGTAATTCATCGTCTTTTAATTTTCTTGTAATGTCTAATTTCTCTTTGGCTTGGGTTGTTGCACCGCCCGTACTACTTGAAGTTGCACCCGTTCCCGCTGCGGGTCTTCTACTTTCAATGTCAAGGATTTTTAAATCATTCTTTTGGTCTAAAATATTATTTCCTAATTCAGCTATTTTTGCTTCTATATCGGTAGTGTCTATTAAACTTTCACCAAGTTCACCTAAGAATTTTTGCGCAAATTTATAAGCTACTAAATCTTGTTCTAATTCTTTTTTTCTTGTTTCTTGGTATTTTATAGACGCGTTAATTTTAGCTTTTTGTAAATCGGTAACGCTTTTCCCTTCCGCTTGCGCTAATTTAATGGCACGGTCGTAACCGCTTTGTTCGTTATTAAAAGCCTTTTCACGGGCTTTCCGCATTTCTTCTTGTTTCTTTATAGCGGCATCCGTTCGCTTCATGTCGTTTTCATGGTTCTTTTTCTTTATAGCGGCTTGTTCATCGTCTACTATTCCAAGTTCTTCTAACCCCGCAACCACTAATCTAATCAAACCAATAAAAGGAAATATTACAGAAATAATATTCTTCATTGTACCGCTTAATCCACTAAACCATGTAACCGCTTTTTGAATAAAGCCTACTAATTTATCAAAATTCGCAACTAATAAACCAACCCCAACAACTAAAGCACCTATTCCAGTAGAAATTAACGCTATTCTAAACAGTTTTAAACCCGTTGTACTTGCGTTTAATACAAAATTATATGCTGCGGTTGCTATGGTTAATAATCCTTGACCTATTGTCGTACTTTTTAAAACCGTACCTAAAACACCGTTTATTCCTTGGGTTAAAGCCATTGCGCTTTGTACCTTAAGAATAGTTTTTTCTACTTCTTCATTCTCTACGCCCATTAAACCCATTGCACCTTGGTAGGCTTGGAATCCGTTTAACACGCCACTAATAGCACCTTCTAACGCTTTAAATTTGGCGTCAGGATTAAACGCTCCTACTAACTGTTTACTTTCGTCTATTTGGTCTTTTAATCTTGCAGCGGATTTAGCCGCATTAATAGCTTCCTTTGAAGTTTCGCCGTATTGCGCGCTTAACTTTTGAAGTTCTTGAACGGCTTCCCTATATTGTGCTTTTAAACTTTTACTGTTATCCTGAATTTCTAATTCAATTGTTCGTTTTTCCGCCATTGCTTAATTTTTTTCTACGTTCTTGTTTATAAATTCTTTTAACATTTGTTGTTAATTCGTGTTTTCCTTTCGCTATGTCTACGATATTTGAAACACCGTAAAAGTCATTCGATTTTAATAGTTCTAAAATTGTTTCTATCATGGTTCTTGAATTATGTATATATAGTTTAATGAAGAATTACCGTCCCTATTATCTAAAGTTATAGTAATTGTTATTGTGCGTTGGTTACCCGTTGTGTTTACGGGAATACAAATACTAACATTTCCAGTTACCGTTAAAGGGTTTGGATTAATTGTAACGCCCGCTAAACTACTTGTAAAGTTTGCTATTGTATTTCTTGGAACGCTTACTAAATAGCTATAACATGCAGCCGCTGCGCTAACCGTGTTTATTATAGCAGGGTTTACGGGTCTAAAATCTAAATACAAACTAAAATTAACTTCGCCCGTTGTAAGGTTGCTTTTCATTTCGTTTATAATATATCTTTTATCGCGAATGATTAGACGGTCGTTTAATTCTAAGTTAGTTAATAGGCTAATTGGTAAAACTGTTTTAACGTTAATTAGACGGTTTTTAAGGTTGTATAAATTAGTCAAGTATCCAAAGTAGTATTCACCAAATAAACTGTTTGCTATTGGAATATCTAAAAGGGTGCTTTGGTCAGCGCTAAAATTTAAAGAATGGTTTACACCTTGTATTATTGCATCCTGTCCAAACGGCATATATTCAGTTACTGAAACGTGCGTAGTTCCATTCCAAAATTTAAACGCGCACGGCTTTTGGTCGTACATATAAAGTAACGTAGGCTTTGGAACGTAGCTTTGAAATGTTTCGTTTAAATGGTAACCAACTTGTAATTCAGTACCCGTGAATTTTTGGAATAGTAAATTCTCAAAAGGTACTTCTATACTGTATTCGTCCCCGTCGTAATCAAAACTCGAATTCGTATTTCCATAGTCCCTGAAGAATAAACTTTTAAATTGTCTGTTTAAAAAACTTTCACTTTCTTGGTATTTAAAGGAAATCTTTTTATATAGTTTAATCCTATCTACGTCTATCGAATCAATGTCCGTATATTCTGTAATATCCACAACCGCGCCTTGGTTATACCATTCGTCTATTGGTTGTAAAACAAATACATCTTTATCAGTAGAATAACACGTTAAATTAAATTCTTTAGTTAACCCGTTTACAAAGTCACTTACTTTAATATCAGGTGCTAACGTTGCTAAATCTACATTACCCGAAAATGTTTGTGTAGTTGCTGTTGTTGTGTAAACCGCCGAACCAACTACTACCGTATCTGTAATGTCAAAATAATTATAAAATTGTTGGTATAGAAAACGTGCGTTAAAAGTTATGTTTTCACTTGCTCGAATTTGTACCGTTATAACCGAACTTAAACCTTCGGTGTTTTGTTGTCTTAAAACTTCTAAAGTTACCGTAGTGTTTCCAGTACCCGTTACAGTATTTGAATAAGTACCGTTTACAAAAACATCAATGTAGTAAGTTACAGTAGATGAAGAAATAGACGCCATTCGAATGTACGTAATATGTTCTAAACTATTTGGTATAATATTAACACCCGCTAAACTATCT